CTGCTGAGCAGTTGTGGAATGTGGCCATCAACCTCAATGACCTGAGGCAGGACACTCTGGAGGTACAAAACAGAATCCGAGCCGGATTCAATGTGGACATGTTCCTCATGCTCAGTAACCAGTCTGCCCTCAATCAGATGACGGCCACAGCGGTTGCAGAACTGCATGAAGAGAAACTGCTGATGCTCGGGCCCGTTCTCTCAAGATTCAATAACGAGGTTTTGCGCCCGCTCATTGACCGCACGTTTGACATCCTGAACGAAGAAGGATTGATCCCGCCTGCTCCCGAAGAGATTCAGGGCACGGATTTAAATGTCGAGTACACATCAATCCTGAGCCGTAGCCAGAAAGAGGTGCAATCCCGTACTGACCAACAGGCCATTCAGGAGGCGCTCCAAATTGCTCAGTATCAGCCCGACTTCTTAGACAACTTCGATCTGGATAAGTACGCCCAGATTGTTTCCGACAAGCGCGGTGTATCGCCTGAAATTCTTCGTTCTTCGGACGAGGTGGCAGCTATCAGACAGCAGAGAGCACAGCAGCAACAGCAAGCACAGCAGCAACAGCAGATGGCCCAGAGCGCTGACATGCTATCCAAGCTCGGGAAAGTACCAGCGGGCCCGGAAACACTGGCTGGCCAAGCTGTCCAAGGTATGCAAGACATGGCGGCCGAGGGAATGCAATAGGGTGTGCGCATCGAGAAATCACGAGGATTGACAATGAGCAAAGTTACTAGAGACCCGTTCGACAACTCCCAGCGAGAAAAGGACGAAGAAAAGAATCTCGAGGCATTCCGAAAGGAAGCTGACTTTCAAGAGGCTCTGATCAATGTCCTGAACACAAGAGACGGAATGACAGTGCTGAAACGAATTTTTGATGACAGCGGTTTCTTCTCCTCGGCATTCGATACGAATGCTTTGAACATGGCTCGCAAGGAAGGGAAGCGGGAATTTGCACAACAGGTTTTTAACAACGTTCTCAAGTACGCCCCTGAAAAGATCGGCGAATTGAGACCTAAGGAAACGAAATGAGCGAAGGTACAGCAGCCGAAAATCAGACAAGCGAGGCTACAACCAACGGCACGCCTAATCCTGATTCTCAGGGTCAGCAGGGAGAATCCACGCTGATTGATGAAATCTCCAAGGCAACTCCTCCTCAAGAGGGACAGCAGTCTCAGCCTGAAGAGAAGACCGAAGAGGCCAAAGAAGAGAAAAAGGAAGAGAAGGCGGACGAGACTGGCGGAGCTCCGGAGAAGTATGAGGATTTCAAAGCGCCTGAAGGTACAACCTTAGACGCAGAAGTCATCAAGACTTTTTCGGAAGTCGCTAAGTCTCTGAATCTGCCTCAAGCCAAGGCCCAGGAAGTCATTGACAAGCTGGCGCCGAAGTTGGCAGAGCGACAGATTGAAGTGCTGAAACAGACCAATGCGACATGGAAAGATAAATCGCTCCATGACGCAGTGATCGGCGGCGACAACTGGAAGAACACAGTCTTTTCAGCTCAGCGAGCCTTGAGAGAGTTTCAGACACCCGAAGGAGAGTTTACTGATCCGGACGTTTACGAACTGGCGACCTTTGCCGGGAATCATCCGGGTCTGATCAAAATCCTCAAACATTTTGGCGACAGCATGCGAGAGGACAAGACAGTTAGAGGCACCTCTAACAGAACTCTCACTCCAGACGATATTTACGGTAAATAAAGGAGTAAAAAAATGGCAGACGCATTCACTGGGATGACCCCTGTTACGCTTGCTGAATGGCAGGCTCTCGTACCCGAAGGCAACACTCAGATCAACATGATGATTCAGACCATTCGGGATTATCAGCCGTTCTTCGATCGTGCCACTATGGTGCGTGGTAATGACGGCCAGGGCAAGAAGGGCCTAATCGGAGAAAAGTATCCTGAAGGTCAGCTTGTCGGAATCAACGAAGGCTGGAGCGCTTCCAACGCGGCTGGCCGTGCTGTTCGTTATCCGTCCTGCGTGGCTCGTGACCGCTCGGTTATCGCCAAGCTCATGCTTGAAAAAATGCCGGATAAAGAACGCAACGCATTCCGCATGCGAACCGATCAGATGTTCATCCGCGGCTTAACCCGTGGCATGGTTAAACGAGTATTCCAGGGCAACCCTGCAACAGACCCGCGTGATTGCATGGGTTTGGCAAATATCGTTCTTCCTGATCGTGACAATGGCGTTTGGAAGGATTCCATCATTGACGGTGGCGGCACTGGTACAAATCTGACATCCATTTATTTCGTCAATTGGGATCCGGAGGAGATGACGTGTTTCTTCCCGCAGTATGGCGGAGCCGCCGGAGTATCCATGGAAGCGATCAAGGAGCCCGTCTATGTTCCTGACGCAAAAGGCAAAATGTATCCCGCATATGTCACTGAATTCGGATATGACCTCGGCGTTTTCGCCGGTAATCCTGAAAAGATTGTGCGTATTGCTAACGTTGATCCGACCAAGTTCACGACTGACAAGGGCGCAACAGACCTTCTCAAGAAGTTTATTGAGGCACGTCACCGCTTGAAGACCTCCGACTTCTCCAATGTCGGTATTTACTGTACTGATCAGGTGGGCTTGATCTATGACCTCCAGTTGCTTGAAAAGACCAAGTACACACTTGAGTACAAGACTTTTGGTCAGCGTGAATCAATGCTCTCCTTTGGCGGTATCCCGATCTATCAGTACGGCACCGACGTTTTGCCGTCCACTGAATCCAAGATCACGATTTCTTAAGGAGTAGAAAATGATCATTGATCAAAAGATGATGTTTTGTGAAAAGGCAGAGGCCAAAACCGCGATCACGTCTAATGTGCTCGATTTTGTCGCGGATCAGACCTCTCCTTACTTGAATGCTCATGGAATGGTGCTCTGCATTTTGACGCCGACAGCAATTGCCGGCACGTCCATCACGTTCAAACTGCAGGAATCCGCAGACAAGTCTACCTACACGGATGTCATGACCACAAAGGCCCTTACGGCCACAGACCTGAAACAGCCCTTGCTTATTTCACTGCCGCCGATTCATAAGCGTTATCTGAAGTTGGTTTCCACACCGACATCTTTGACCGCTGGCACGATCACTGCCTTTATCGGCAATGACGTTCAGCTGGGTTCCCCGCTCCGCACGCAGGGAGTTGAATTCTCTGCCGAAGCAGCGGCAAGTTCTAGTTAGTTAATTCTCTAGTTGCACGAGGAGGAGGGAGGCTTGAAAACCTCCCTTTTTTAATATGAATGAAGTGTCAATTTGCAATGCCGCTCTGAGCTACTTAGGGCAAAAGGGTACGATCACACAAATCAAACCACCTGAAGGAAATCCGAACGCCGAGGCTTGTGCTGAATACTATCCTCAGGCGCTCCGTTACTTACTGGAGGCGCACAACTGGGCTTTTGCTATCAGGCGCGTGAGACTGCCTGAATACAAAAAATATGACGCCGACTTGTATCAGTGGGCGCACGGCTACCAAGTTCCCTCAGATTATTTGCGCACCGTTAAGGTCTATGAGAAAAGCTCACAGGTGGACGAGGCCGGAATTGATTTTGAAATTGAGACAATCTCAGAAACAGGCTCATTTATTCTCTTGACTGATTCTCCCGCTCCCATGCTCCGATATGTGGCCAGCGTCCAGAACGTGTCAATCATGCCGCAGTATTTCATTCAGGCCCTTGTTCTCCAGCTTGCTAGTTATCTGGCAGGCCCACTGATGAAAACTTCTATGGCGCAGCAGATGATCCAAATGGCCGCTCAAGCACTGGAGACTGCGAAGTTTCAGGATTCTCGAAACTCTATCAGGGTCAAGCACGAGTATTTGGCGCCCCACCTGGTTGCACGGAGTATCTAAATGTCACTGAAAATCTATAAACAGAGTATCGGAGGAGGTGAGATTTCTCCTTCGATGTACTCCAGGATCACGGATCCTTCATATTCTGCAGGGCTGGCCAAGTGCCGAAACATGATCGTTGAGCCTCAAGGCCCTGTAGTGAGGAGGCCCGGATTCTCAATGGTGCGTGAGACCAAATATCCGGACAGAAAATGCCGCCTGATCCCGTTCACATTCTCAGCAACTCAGACGATGATCTTAGAGTTTGGGCATCATTACGTGAGATTTCACACGAACGGCTCAACCTTAATGAACGGCAATGTCCCGTATGAAGTTGCCACGGATTATGACGAATCCGAACTCTTTGATATTGACTATGCTCAGAGCGTTGACATCATCACGTTGGTGCACTGCTCCCATCCTCCGAGAGAGTTGAGACGATATGGCGCCCTTGACTGGCGACTTGTGGACATCACTTTCAATACTTCGCTTACGCCGCCCACAGGAGTGACGGCTACACAGCACATCTTGCAGTCTGCGACATATAAAGACGGATATGTCCGCAAGTACGTAGTGACCTCTTGCAACTTGGACAACTCCGAGGAATCGAAAGCGAGCCAGGCCGCCTCAGTGACGTGTAACCCTTACGGGGACGGAGCGTACAACACGATCACCTGGAACACTGTAGCGGGGGCCGACCATTACCGCGTGTACAGGGATAAAGGCGGTATCTATGGCTACATAGGCGAGACGCGCACAAACAGCATTGATGATGACAATATCGCGCCTGACAGCTCTATCACGCCGCCGATTTATGACGATGTTTTCCTCACCAGTGGAGGCATTAGCGCGGCCACCGTTAGCGTACAGGGATCTGGTTACACAGGGCCAAACGGTGAGCTTATAGGCGTATCGCTCCTGGAGAGTGAAACCTGGGTAGTGAAGGGCGAGGGCTTTGACTATGGCGGGAAATTCAAAGAAGCTCCGATGCTGGGCGCCTACTTCAACAGCAAATGGAACTTAATGAGCTCGGCCGATAAATACGGCTACCCTGTAGGCTCGATCCCGTCTGACTTCATGGATTATTTTTCGTTCTCTATCACCGTCCATGATGCTGAAGGGTCCGGTGTTGGAGCCGTGGTCAGCCCTGTTAAGGCCACGATGTCCGACTGGTTCGACATCACGCCGCCTGACTATTACAAACCTAATCCCCGCGTTATAGGCATCAGACCCCTTAAGGGCCTGACCATTACTCAGGCTGGCAGCGGATACAAGCGGCCAATCGTTACGATCAGCATTACAGGCTGGCCGACATGGAGCGATGTGAACGGCAAGATCAACGGTGTGTTTGAGTTTTACCGTTACTCAGGATCCTTCCAGGCCTCGGCCACGTCCGCAGGATTCATGCAGTCTTCGATTAACGTAACGGATACTACGGGAAGCGGGGCCGTTCTGGAGCCTGTATTTAGTCAGGGCAAACTTACTAACGTCCTAATCAAGAACGCAGGAGCGGGCTATTCCAACCCGACAGCGACACTTATTTCAAACTATGGCTCAGGCGCTCAAATTTCTCTGACTGTTGCGAATGCTGGCGACTATCCAGGATGTGTTTCTTACTTCGAGCAGAGAAGGTGGTTTGCCGGCAGTCGCATGAGACCGCAATATATTTGGGCAACGAAGACGGGCACTGAAACAGATATGGGCTATTCCCTCCCGTCCCAATCCACCGACCGCATCAAGGTTAGGGTAGCGAGCCAGGATTCAAACCGAATCCGCCATATCGTCCCCTTGTCTCAGCTCCTTATGCTGACCGCAAGCGGGGAATGGAGAGTGAGCCCAGTGAACTCAGACGCGATCACGCCTGAATCTATGAGTGTGCGGCCTCAGTCTTATGTCGGCTCCAGCCAGACAAAACCGGTCCTTATTAACAACACGATGATCTTTGCCTCGGCTCGAGGCGGACACCTGAGAGAACTCGGCTACAGCTATCAGGCGGGCGGCTATATTACCTCCGATGTGTGTTTGAGAGCGGCCCACCTCTTCGATCATCACGAAGTTGTCGATATTGCATACGCCAAGGCTCCCTACAGCATATTCTGGTGCGTGAACGACATAGGCAAACTAATCTCCTTCACATACGTGCCAGAACAACAAGTCGGAGCTTTTGCACAGCACGAGACCCAGGGCGATTTTGAATCGTGTGCAGTGGTGCCAGAGAGCAATGAGGACATTCTTTATGTCGTGACCAAGCGCAAGATCGGAGACAACACCGTAAGGTTTGTTGAGCGCATGAACGAGTACATCATTGACAAAGATGAAGATTATCTCTTCATGGATTGTGCGGGCACCTACTCAGGCCCAGCCAAGACCGAAATATCTGGCATTAGCTGGCTGAATGGGATGAAGGTTTCCATCCTGGCTGACGGGTATTGTGTGCCGGATCAAGTAGTGCAGAACGGCAAGATCACGCTGAGAAGAGCGGCGTCCAAGGTTCATATTGGTTTGCCTTATAACTCCGATATTCAGACCCTACCTCTTGCATTACAGCTTCAGGATCTTTCTTTCGGTAGTAACCACAGGAAGAACATCAGCGGAGTGGCAGTGAGAATGATTGATTCAGCGAGCATTCTGGCTGGCTCGAGTTTCGACGACCTCTATCAGCAGCCGACACGCGGACGGGAAACACCCGGTACACCGCCGAAGAAGAGAAACGGAGAGTTTGAAGTAGATATCGCCGCTTCATGGACGGATGACGGCCAAGTGTGTATTCGTCAGAGCGCCCCGCTCCCGCTGAAAATCTCGAGCATTACAGTTACGTGTGACGTGGTGTAGTGCGCATCACGCTCTAGGAATCCTCCAATATCTATGCTGAGTTGGAGGATTTTTTATGGCCGGATCTAGTTTCTCTTTTGGCACACTAGGCCTTATTTCTACAGGTGTTTCCACACTGTTTAATGCCTTCGGTGCGAAGAGTATCACGAAGTACAACAACGCTATTGCACAGGCTCAGGCAGACATAGCCAAGATCAACGCAGACACGATGAACTTGCACTATCAGCAGAGACTTTTTGCGGCTGAGGGTGAGTATCAGCGAGAGACAATGCAAGCCGCTCAAATGAAGGCGCGGCAGAAAGTCTCATTAGCCGCAAATGGCGTGGCAATCGGGGTCGGATCAGCTGCGGAACAATTGGCCAGCACGGACATTGTGAAGAAGGTCAATCTCAACCGCCTGGAGAGCAACGCTAAATCCGAGGCATGGGGCTACCGAGTAAAAGAGACAGACTTTAGAAACCAGGCCTTAATGAGCCTGGCTAAGAAGCAGAGCGCAAGCCGAGCCTTTACGGATTCTCTTCTGGTGGGCGCTGGGAATATGGGAATGGCATTTGCTTACGGCAAATTGATGGATATGGCCAAAGCATCCGAATCGGCCGAAAAGCCGAAGGCTGAGGAGCCAATCCACATTGATGCAATCTCCGGAGCAGACTCAGGAATCAAGATTGACGCCATATCA